AGCACCAACACGGGCAGGCTCAAAATTATCAAAACTGCTTCGTCTTTCCAGTCCGATTGACGAGCTTCTAACAATTTTCCTTGGTATTGTTCCTCTCCTCGGGCCATTTTTTCTGCATGCATTAATTGTGCATCAGACATTGCCATTTTCGTACGTTGTTTGTTAGCATAAATCTTACTTCCAGCAGACACTGCTAATTTAATTGCGCTTAACCACATTTTTAAACTCCTGTATTAATAATTTTGCTTTTTGTTTACGTCTTATACTAAGGTATTTTAATATTTTGTTCAATATATCTACTGCAGGTCCATTTCTTACTCTCCAACGATAAGAAGTTTTCCAATTTTTCTTTCTTGGAGCTAATTTAGTGACATGACCTACTCCAAAAAACTTTTTTATAGACAAAATTACGTCCTGATCAGTCATTTCACACGCAATTGTTGGATAATAAAGGTCACCACGGTTTTTTTCCATAAAAAAACTTCCCTCACCGTCTAAAATACCGGCAAAATATCCTAAATTATTTAACCCCGACAAATTTCACGCCTCTACCCTTCTCCACAGCACCCACACCACGTATTCCATCTTTACGATGAGGACATGTTCCGTGAGGATTAGGTCCTTTTTTTGGTGGTGGTCCAAATCTTTTACCTCCAGACAAACCTCCTCGCTTGAAGTTAACTGGTGGTAAGCGTCTTTGTATAGTTTCATCAAAAGGTTTTTGAAAATCAAAACCCATGTAATATGGTTTAAAAGGTTGTTGAACTGCAGTTGCAGGTTTTGCTGCCATTGGAGTAATAGGTGGAATTATTTTTCCCTTATCTCTGTCTGAGGCTATTGGTTTTGTTTTACCATAACCTGCATCTTTTAAATAAGATTTTCCAGAAGGTGAATTAGGTTGTAATGTTTTACCTGTAACTTTATAATGATCTCTGTACAAACCTTGTTTTTTAGCAAACTTTTGTCTGCCTTTATAATTAGCATAAGCTCCTAAATTTATCAGACCTGTAATCAATCCAGCAGTAGGCAAAGGTGCCTTAAAAGGAACATCTTTTCCAGTATTTCCACCCCCTCCTGTTTTTCCGCCTGATGGTTTAGTTGCTTTTGAAAATCCTGTATCAGTATGTGGATTAGGTCTTCCCCCTGCAGTTCCGGTTGAACTTGGAGAACTAAAATCTGCTTGTGAGGCATCCATTCCTCCGCCTTTTAATTTTCTAACTCTTTTCTTCACGCGCTTTCTCCTGTTGTAATTTTAACCTACCCCGTTGTACTTCCTCCTGTAAAGAAAGTTTATCTTCTGCAATATCTTGTTGTGCTTCGAATTTATTTGTCTCAACATTTAATCTCGCTGCAGTTTCTTGAGCCTTCCTTGCTATGTCTTGAGCTTTAAGATCTAACTCTCTTTGTTTTAACGCTACTAATGGATCTTGATTAGTTTGGCTTAAGAATGCCATTTCTTGATTTACTAAATCATTTGTTAATATAACTATTTGTTCAGCAACAGCAGAATTAAATTGTTTTACAAATTCTTCTGGGTTGGTTTGTTGTAGTTGAACTAATTCAGGTTGTTGCATAAACGCAGCCAAAACTTCTTGCTTAGCTTTTAAACTAACGTGTTCAGAAATATGTCCTTGTAACAAGGCATATACAGATGGATTTGATTGTACCATCCTTGTTTTAATAAATGTCATATGTGCATTGATATGAGCATCATGATTTTGTTCTGCAAATGCTTTTGGTAATTGCATTTGTAATGCAGCAGTATTTTCTAAAGCTGGATCAATTGGTTCAGGTGGTTCTGGTTCTGATTGTAAAAGTGTATCTATATTTCTTACACCCAAAGCTTCATACATTCTTCTGTATGCTTCATACATATTATGAATTTGTGGATTAGCTTGTGCTAATTGTAATTCTGTTTGAGCTAAAGTCACTCTTTGTGACATTGAAAAAATATTAGGGTCAGCAACTGGTATAATATCTACCTTATCATCAAAGTCCGTTAATTTAATTAATCTATTACCACCTACAACATTGTATGGATATTCAGGAGGTAAATACTCACTAATAATTCTAGCCATTATTCTAAACTCTTCTTTCATAGAATAATAAGCACGTTTATGGATCGCTGACATGACTCTCGATCCACGTTCCAATAATGCAACTGTGGTTCCAACTGCTGCTTGTTGATTACCATCTCCTACTTGTAAATCTGCTATTGCAGCAAATCTTCTACCTGCATCTACACAGAATCCTAAAAGATTAAACAATGTTCCACTTGGTTCTTTAAAAGGCAACAATTGAAATTGATCTCTAATATTACCACCAGGTGCATCTACATCTCTAAACTCGCCTGGTTGTAAAGGTTCCGCATCATCTCTAACTCTCATACCTCTTGATTTAAATCCTGCTGGTAAATTTGCCAATGTACCTGCATCTATCAACTGTCTTAATGCACCAGTAGCTGTTTTTGACAAACCACCGATCATATGAATCAAACCAAATCCATAAAAACCAAGACCAGGTAAAAATTTATAATGAACAAAATAAGGAATTCTTTTTCTTAATGGATCGTTTTCTTTATAATTTCTGTAGATAGAAAGTATTGTCATACTATCTTCATCAATTGTTACAATATAAGGAACTTTAATTTCAGTTTCATAACCTGGTAGATCTAAATCTACATGCATTTCTATAAAGTTATAAAGGTCTTGGTATTTTTGTGGAGTTACCCCTTCAAGCTCTTGGTATTTTTTTGTTGCGGTACCTTCTTTAAAAAAAGGCTCAGGTAATTCTACATCTCTATAAAATCCAGATGCCACTCTTTTCTTAAATACATTTTTAGAAACTCTTTGAACTTCTGATATTCTTTCTGCTTCATATAAATCAGAAGCATTGTAAGGTACCACTAAATCTTCTGCATGAATAAATTTTGCCTTTGTTCTCTGCATAGTTGGATCATAAAAAACTTTTTTAAATGTAGATCCAGCCAATGGTAGGAAAAATAACATCTGATCCATCTCAGGTGTGTATTCTTCCATTACATCTGTGATTTGATAATTTAAAAAATCTTTTACACGATTAGCTTGTTGAATTGTTTCGGATGTTTCTTTACCAACCACCTGACATCTTACCGGTCCGTCTGATGGTAATAATTCTTTGAAAGCTTGTGCTTGAAACTGTGTTGCTGCTTCTGCTAATAATGGATGAGTTACACCAGATGCACCTTGGAATGGTCTTGTTACTTCTTGATATTTAAATCCTAATAAATCCAAACCTTTAGTATAAGTTTCAATATACGATTTTCTAGCTAGACTATCATCTTTGTAGTCAGCAAGTAATTTAGATGCTAATGTTTTTAATTCACCATCATCTATAAACTCTGCTAAATTTGCATAAAAGTTTTCCTGAGGTTGCGCAGGAGCTTCTTCACCAGATAATACATTACCTTCTTCATCTTCAATTGCATCTATGTTTTCATTAATCGTAAGATCCTCTGGACCCTCGATCTCAATATCTTCTTGCTCTTGAACTTCTACCAGGTCTTCTCTTGACATTATCTACCTTTCTTGAATGCTTTACCAAATCCTCTTATTGCCATACCAATACCTCTTGATTTAATTGGTTTTGGTTTTAGAACTTTACCTTTAAATGTTGGTTTAGGTCTGATGACACCACCACTTCTTTTTCCTTCAGTCATTGTTAATACTTTTTTTGCTCGATTTATATCTTGTGGCGCTAGTTTATCTTTTCTAAACTTTAATTTTTTTAACATATCTTTAAAACTGCCTTTTGGCGCTCCCTTTATCAATTTATCTAACGCTTTCTCAAGCCTTGCTGCTGATCCTTGTGCAAATCTATCTTTTGCTTTTGGGTTTTTTAAACTCATTAATTTTTCTGTTGGGTTTTTTGTCATAGCTCCACCATCCTTTCTTCCTGTTAATTGCTTAGCTAGCTTACGCATTTGTGGAACTGCCCTTGCGGTTCTCGCACTTAACATTGGTTTTTGTTTACCTTTGTCACGTTGTGTTTGCAGTTGTAATTTAGCTAAATTTTTCATAATTAAAATATGGGAGCAAAATACTCTCTTTTTGGCTCAATTGCAACCAATCCACCCGTAGCGTAGGATCTCATTTTTTTCTTATTCAATACTTTTGAAGCGTTTTCTGGTATCTCCATTACAATAGACGTAAACATTTCATCTGTTGTAAAATCTTCTTTTGCTAGTAAATCAGCTTGTAATCTATCTGATGACGATCTTTTAGAATTTAATTTATTTAATACATAATCTCTATTTGTTTTTTTCTTAAAAGTAGCCATTATAGAGCCATTAGGATTTCTAATCGCATATGGGCCATCACCTTTAAAAGTATTTGAATAAATCTTTTGTTTAGATATTGGTAATTTTAAACCGTAATCTTTTTCTATTTCTTTTGCAATTTTTTTCATCGTTTCAATATAAATAGCATCTCCAGCTTTTTTTCTGGTACCGGGACCTGGGAGCTGAGCTTGATCAAAAGCTTTTGTCTTTAAACCTTTTTCATCGCCGTAATAAAGATAATGACCTGCATCTTTTTCGTGGTGTGTGCTTTTACCTTTATAGGTTGTAGTAGGTAGAATTGATATTCCTTTTTTGCCAGTTCTTATTGCATCATCAATCATTTCTCTTATAGCTAATTTGTAATATTGATTTAAATAAGGAAAATAATCTGGCTGATCAGATATATTTTTTTTCATAATACTAGATAGTTGTTGTAAACCTGATTCATCTAATATCTCTGATCTTTGAAAAAATTTTCTATACAATGCTTTTTCTGCATCAAGGTCATTTAACAATTTCATTTCAGATTTTGTTAAAGGTTCACTTTTTACTTTATTTATTAAAGGTGTTTGTTGATTTGATAAATCTTTCATTCGTCTTCTTATAAAAGATTCTACTAGACTTTTACCATAAGGGTTTTGTATTAATTTTCTAAGTTCACCTTTACCTTCTCCAAAAAATTTTTGAATAGGATCAGATTGTATTTCTTCAGCAAAAAGAATTGGATCACCTTTTTGATTATATCTTGTTTTTTTTAATGTAAATACAACAGGATTGGCTTCTTTAAAGTGAGTACCAAAAACTGTTTTACCACTCTTATTACGTGGAATATTTTCATCTAAATGAATTATTGTTTCTCTATAATTATCACCTCCTTGTGTGGATCCTTGACCCTCATGTTTTGCAGGACCTTTGAAAGTTCCTCCTTTAGGCTCAACAAACTTTCTCATCTTTTCTAAATTAGATATTAATGATCTCATGACCACTTGATCATTGACTGGTAAAGATGGAATAATCTCTCTTAAAGCATCTAAATCTCTTTCGTTTGCAAAATTTTTAACGACTGGTAAACCAGTGGATGCAGTTCTGTCATATTGTTCTTGAAACTTAGCTAATTTCTGTTCTGCCTTTTTTAAAGTTGATCTATTTGCAGTATTTGTTGTTTTAAAAATTAACTCTTGTAAACTACCACGCACATTTGCATTCATAATATCTGTTGCAGCGTATAGATCAAAAAACTCACTCTTCTTAAAATCTTCAGAACCATAGTGTTTTACTTTTAGTCTGTTAGAAGGAGAATCTTTTAACATTTTAAGAATGTCTTGTTTAGATAAAGAAGCGCCCTTAATCTGCAGTAAGTCATACAATGCACCACCTATAGGTTTCATTTTAGCATCTAACTTTAAAATACCAGCATCGAACAATTCATCCTTATTTATTTTACCTTGTCTAATTTTATTAATTATTGTTCCTACTATTTGTTGAGGAGGAGTATTTGCAAAATTCATTTGTGCTATTTCATCAAACGCTCTTGAACCTTGAAACTCTGAAACAGTTTCTGCTAAACCAAATCTTTTTGGTGTTCCTGTTTCACCATAATTAAACTTTTCAGTAATTTTTATAGGAACATCTTTTTGTCTTAAAGTTACATCAGCTCTTGTATCTGCTTGTCTTTTACCTGGAACCGAAGCTGCTTCTACAACTTCTGAAGGAGGTGCTTCAGCTGCTCTTGCTGCTTCTGGTGCTCTGAATTTTCTTGTCATGTTTCGATATCCTTTACCTATGATATCTCTCATAAGGAACGCTGCAGCTCCACCGATAACACCACCCCCTAACCAATAAGGTAAAGTTCCTGCTGACATGATTGGGACTCCAATACCATGGACAACAGTTCCAGGAATATCTCTTTCTTCTACTGCTTTTTTAAGAGCTTGTATTTCTTTATTAGTATATTCAACAGCTCTAGCCTCTCCAATACCAGGTAGCATGTCTTTTGAAACTTCGTTTAAAAGATTTAAGGTGTCAGAACCAAAAGCTTTAAGTGCTAATATTTCACGATCTGTTATAGGTCTTTGTAAAAGAGCACCTGGCGGTGGCAGGTCGTTGAGCGTTACTTGCTCTCGAGTCTTTTGTATAACTTCAACAGGTGTATCATCATCTGGTATTTGAGGAATTTGATTTGGAATTTTAGGTAATTGATCTATCATTAAAATCCTCGTTTTGCTAATTTGGGTTTTCTAATTAATCCACCTTTAAAGTTTTTAGTTGCACCTTTTGATTTCATATATTCAACTGCTTCAGTTCTTTTTTTCGTTTGATATTTCTTTACCTCTGTAATAGCTTTTTTTGCTTCATCTCTTAGTTTTTTTGGAAAATTTTTTTGTTTTGTAAAATTTTTTAATGCTCCTAATAAAGCTCTCGCTTTTTCATATTTGGTTGCGCTCTTAGCTAAATTTTGATCCTCTAAAGAATCCTCCAACCTTTTTTGAATTTTTTTACCTAAACTTTTAAAACCAGGATTATTAACTGCTGCTCTTATTACTTTGCCTGTTTTTAATAATCCACCTGCAAATTTTCTTCTTACAATCATTTCATTTTCTCTCTTAATTCACGCTTACGATAGTTTCTTAACCAATCGCCATGAGCTGTTTTAGCTTTGTTTACAATACCTTTAATTTCAGAAATTGGGACTCCTCTGTCATGTAATTTTTTTGCATTTTGATTTATACTATCAAACATGTAATCTTTATCAATTCCTGCTGAGACTCCTTTAAGAAATCTAACAGTTGAGTCCATAAACATTTTTTTTGTATATGGTTTTGCAGGAGGTACAACAGGTTTTTTAGATCTCTTCATCATGTGTAAAATTTAGGCCTCTCTCCAATTTGTTTAGGCTCTTCCGGTTCATCAGAAAACAATGACACAAAATTACCTTTTCTGTATCTTAACACAGCTTGGGTGGTGCTGTCCACGTAGTCGTCGTTCTCTCCAAAAGGAAATGCTGCACATTCTTCAATAACTTCCTCAGCCCACCTCTCTTCAACTGGATAAAATACTTGTCCTGATTCAAATATGGGAGCACACGCGTGAACTCTAGCGTGTTTATCTTTTCCTCGTACAGGAATAAATTCTGTTACCGGAACACCCATTCTCCTCATTTCTTGTATCAATGGCTCTCCTGTAGCTTTCTTCTCCACGACTACCGTTTCTGGATCCCAGTATTTATACTGATCAAAAGCAACCATCTTAAGTTCAGGAAAATCATATCTACCTCGTAATGCATCTAATAATATCAAAGCAGGTTTCATATCTTCAAATGGTGTAAATACACCCCATGTTGTGATTGCAGAATAGTCGGCTGTTTCTTTTTTAGAAAAAGCAGTATCATAACTTTGAATTACATGTTTAAGTTCTGGTAATCTATTACCCTCCCACGGTTGCCACCAATCTCTTTTTAAGATTGAGCCTTCCTCTGCAGTTGGGTTTTGCATATACTGCGCATTCCATTTTGAAACTGGTATAGATGCTTTTGTTCCAAGTAGGGACTCCTTAGTCCAATACTCAGGCCAAACAGGTTCTTCATTTGGCAGGATAGCTGGGAATTCGATTACCTCCCATTTATCTGCACCTGGGTTCCGCTGTTCGCGAAGCAGCTTACCTGTTAAATCATTTTGTGCCCAACGTGTCATTACTAGTACGATGGAACCACCTGGTTGAAGACGTTGTCGTGGACCTGATGTATACCACTCAAAAGTTTTTTCTAAAGAATCTTTTGATCCTGTATTCTGTTCTGTGTGGGGGTCATCTATAATTAATATATCCGCACCACGACCCGTGATGGAACCACCAACACCAGCAGCATAGTATTCACCACCTTGATTCGTTTCCCAACGACCAGCAGCTTTGGAATCCTGTGATAGAGTCACGTTTTGAAAAATAGTTTTATATTCCTCTGAATCAACTAAGTTTCTCACCTTCCGACCAAAACGCTGTGATAGTTCTGCATTATGTGAAACTTGCATGATCTTAGCTTTTGGATTCTTACCAATTATCCAGGCAGGAAACAAATAAGATGCAAACTCAGATTTTGTATGACGAGGGGGCATATTAACAATTAATCTTTTAATTTCACCAGATGCTATCTTATCAAATTTATCTGCAATAATTTGATGATGGCCCCATTGTGTTTGATGTTTAGCTTTACGATATATAAAATCAGGCCAAACCTTTGTAACAAAATATAAAAAATCTGATCTGCCTTTTAATATTTTCTTGGCTTCTAATAATTTTTTATATTTTTCTAATTGTTCTCTTGGTAACTGGTTTAAGTCCATAAGTATTTTTCACAAATTATATTTGTATATTTTGCATCTTAACTCTTATTATAAGTTACATCAACGTAAAACAGGGGGGTGGGGTATTTGTGGAACGCTTGTTGATTTTTGGATATAAAAAGAATTACTTTTATGGATAAAAAAAAGAGGGCGAGTGTTAGTCGCCCTCAATTACATTAGCTTGTTAGTTAATGATTAGGTTTATATTTGTCGATTAAGATTAAATTGTTCAGCAAGTTCTTCCACCAACTCATTTGCAAACTTGTTCACAACTTCATTGTCTTTGTTCGCTTGTATAAATTCAAATATCTTTCCATCTAAATAACAAGCCAACATTTGCCAATTTATTCTTTTCTCATTATTCATTCTTTCAAGAAAAGATTTTAATCTTTCAACAATCTCATTGTTATCTTTTGAAGTCATAACTAAAGACTTCAATTCAACTAATTGATTATTACTAGGATTAGGCATAATTTTAATACTCCTTTCATCTTTTAATATAAGCATAAGATTTAATAAGTCAAGATAAGATATTAAATTAATTAATCCGAAAAAAATCCCAGCAGCACAGCAGTCTGGTGAGCTGCAGTCTTCAGGTTAAAAAACCCAGCAAAATGGCATTTGTCTGAATCACGGGAACGGGAAACCTTGATTTACCTAGCTTTCTTGAACTAATTCGCATCTGGGCCCGCGGACAGAGATGGTAAAAAACCCAGCAAAATGATGATTTCCTTGATCACGGGAACGGGAATTGTTGATTTATATAGCCTTTCTTGGAAGCTTTTTCGCCGGCGCCCGCGGACTCTGGCATACTATATGTAGTATGTACCCGTCCCCATGTGTCTATCACGGGAACGGGAAATTGGTTTAATTGGTTTTCACAGGTGCTTGGATTTCTTTAAATAAATTAGAAAATCTACCTCGTCTATCATCGCCCATATCTTTATGGTGTTCTTCTTTTTCTAAGGTATTATCAACGATACTGACATGAGTTCCAATAGTCTTTATCTGATTGCAAGTGTGTATCATTAAGATCTCTTGACTTTCAGGATTTTTACTTATCTTATTTGGTATCTCCTGATCATTTTTCACTTTCAATTGATAAGCCTCAGTCATGAAAGTGTAATAAGGCGCATTGAAATCATCAAGCAAACCTGAAACAATCTCAACAGCCATTTGCTTAGACATATCATTTTTAAAACTACACCCTACAACCATTTCAGCAAATGGTGAGTGAGGTTCTGGATCGTGTAAGACCTCAGCTTTTTTACCCATTTGGATAAATGCTTGTCCTTTTACTGATACCAAACTTCTTTGGTATGGTATGAAGAAAAGTGAGGGCAGATCCGCTTTTTTTGATCTGTGAAACATGAAAGCATTTTTTCCATGATCAACACAGTATTTGTGATAACTTTCCAACGAAGAGTATTGCTCTTTCATTGGTCGTATTGCAGTAAACTCAACAGGAAAATTTTCTAAAAATTTTGCTTTGAGTTCTTCTATTAGTTTTTCGTCCATATGACTCCTTTAGTTAGTGGAACTATCAGCATAATCTTAAGTGACAACATTGGCAGGATACAAAGTATCTCGGCTGGGGTGTCAACCTGATAATTCCAACTGTCATCTTATCAAATCCCACGACATTGTCAATTAAAAAAATTGTTCCACAAAATTAATTGTATGACCAGCATCAGGAGAATACGGCCGGTGCCGCTGCAGAGCATGCATATAAAACCAAACCAAATCATTGCCTGGATCACGGGAACGGGATTCTCCTTTCTTTGTTAAAGGCAGCCCACTGAAGAACAGGAGCCATATCACAGATGTGTATGAATCTACAATGAGCTACCATCTCCGGTATACGCGTTTCCCCACCCGAAGTCAAGCTTCTTCTTCAGGGACCTGCTGCTGGGTCCCAGATCCTGTTATTATAGTCAACGCCTCCGTAATCGCTCTTTTCCTGAACAACGGGAATGGGATTTTGATGAATCGCTTCACCAACAAGGTGCTGGCAGAAGCACAGAGCTCCTGGCCATCCAGAAGGTTTTTTTAAGTAAAAACCACAACCAGATGTGTCTGACCAAGGAACGGGAAACTAGATGAGGTAATTCTCATACAGCTCCTCTGGCCGGGGACGCTGCCGATGAGATGGTTAAAAAACCAGCAAACCAGCAAGTTTCTGTAAAACGGGAACGGGATTTTGCGTAATCCTTGATCTTTCTGAGCTGCTGGTTTTTCGCCGGCGCCCGCTGCTTCTGGTAGTAGATTAGTAAATCAATTAATCAAGTTGCTGGACAACGGGAACGGGATTTCGGGATCTGCATCACCGGCAGGGCCCAGCAGCCTATAAAATTTTAACCAGTCACCTGGGTCGTGTATCCATAGAACGGGATAACGGGAATCCGGTCCCTGGATCGCGTTACTACCTTCGAAAACTTTTAAGACCGAACCCGAGAGGGGTCGGGCCAACACAAAAACTTTTCCTCCAGCTCTTGTTCTCTCGTAAATCCAGGCTTTTTGAAACTTAGACAGCTGAAGTGAGTTACCTTTAATTACCTTAAGTTCTAACCAAAACTCAACACCATTATAGCAACCGTTTACATCAGGTACGCCAGGTAAA